TTACTTTCTCTGTGCCTTCAGCTTGTCGTAGGTCTGGTCTGCCTGAAGGGCAGCAGTGGTGAAGCTGTTGTTCTTCCACCACGCGACCAGCGCGGCCACGGTGGTGATGCCGGCGGTGACCAGCTGCTCCACGGTCTGGCTCTCGATGGGCAGCACGGGCTTGCCCAGTGCAGACAGTACCTGATTGGTCAGGGCCAGCAGCAGGCAGGCAGTGCGGGCAATGGTGCCTACGGAGATGGTGGGTGTGTTGTAGGTGTGTGCGTTCATAGTCAGTTCCTTTCTCTTTCGTGTTCGTCTGCTTCTAAATCAGCGATGCGGTGGTTGACCACCTTCATCTGCTCTTCCAAAATGGGGACGCGGCGGGCAAAATTGTTGTGCTCCCGCACCTCGCGGGTCAGCTCTTCCAGCTTGGTGTCGGTCACGGCCTGACTGCGGCTGTTCGCGATCAGCACGCCGATCAGGGTCACCGCACCGGCAAGGATGGCTGAGATGATGCTTTCCACTGGTCTCACCCCCCCTCACAGTGTCCACCGGCTCTTGTTCGGGCGGGTGTCCACGTGCACCCAGCCCTTTGCCCGGCCTGCCTTGACCGGGTAGCGGCCCACGCCGCCCCAGCCGGGCATCAGTCTTTCGGCGTAGGCGGCCACGGCCAGCGGGTCGGTATCCTGCACCTGAATGTCCGCGGCGCGGCCCAGCAGGTGCTGGCTGGATTTGGAGCCGCCCACCCTTGCGTTGTGGCTGGCGGTGCGGTAGCCGCTGGTGATGGTCACCGGCTTGCCGAAGTGCTCCCGGATGCACTGCAGCAGCACCACAAGGCCCTCATCAATGAGGATGGTGTCGGTGCCGTCGCGGCAGCGGAACTCCCGCACGCGGAACGCGGGAGAGAGCTGCTTTGCACCGTCCTTCTTCAGGCTGTACTGTTTGATTGCCATATGTATCACGTCCTTTCACGGGGTCAGGCCCCGATTTTCACGTTCTCTTTCAGCTCCTGATCTGCCTTGTCCAGCCAGTATGCCACGTCGCGTCCTGAGGCAACTTCTCGCTTGATGGAGCGCAAGGTCAGGTCATGGACGCGATTGTGTCCTCAAGATTTTTGACGACGAGATTTACGTCCCGCTGGTAGTCCAGCTTGACCCCCGCACCGTCACCCGCCTGCACCACCGTGTCAGGGCCGTAAGCTGTGATGGCGCTGTAGGTGGCGAGTTCGGCAGGGGTGAGCGGGGTCATAACTGGAGTATGGCGGATAAGCTCGACGATATACTCGCCCTTTTGGGGCAAAGCGTTTGCCGACGGAATAAAAACAAACGCGCGGAGATTTGTCACGTAAAAGTGCTCGTAATCGCCAGTAAAATTTGCACTATAGACACTGCGGTTGCACAAGCCATTTTTAAAAGACGGGTCAACCTCGGTATCAAGGACGTATGTGACACGCTGTGTCGTGCCAATAGATGTGATACCGCTAACGCGACAGCTCGCCAAATCCACAAGTACAATCCGTTGCACATACACCCCCGCCGCAAAGTCCACCTCGTCGCATACCCACTGCTGGCCTGTGCTGTCAGTGTAGGTGCCGCCAGAGGTGACAGGGATGCCGGGTAATCCAGTGGGTGTGGGCAGGGTGAGGAGCTGTTCATGGTAGGGTTCATAATCGGGAGATGATGCATTCCATGTCAGGCACACGTTTTCACTGGCCATATCGTTTAACAAATACTGAAACTTTGTTGCGTTCGCCTTAAGCGTTATATGATGTTCAGCTTTATTTACATCAATACCAAACCAAAGATCTTCATTGTTTTCGCCAATGAATAAGATGTTTCCGCCTTGCGAAACTAAATCGCCTTTGAATACTAAAGTTATCGGCGTGTTTTTCTTGACAAAGCACTCGACAACGTCTTTATATTTCAGGTTGGGCGGCATCCGATTCTTCCCCGTCACCTTCACTGTCAAACTCCCACTGTCACCAGCGCTCACGATAGGCACAGGTGCATCCGGCGTGGGCGTGCCGTCCTGCGTGCTCTTGCCGTATACGGTCAGGCCGCACAGGGGCGCAGGGAAAGCGTCGTCAACGCTGAGCGGGTTGCCTGTCTCACTGCCAGCAAGGACGTTCTGCCGCGCCTTGACTGCGCTGATAGCTTCACCTGTGGCTTTTGCGTCAGCGGCTTCGCCCTCATGGGTAAGGGTGGTGTCCAGTGCTACGGCAGGGCCAGTCTCACCTTTAGGGCCTTGCTCACCCTGCTTGCCTTGCGGCCTAGTCTCGCCCTGTGGGCCAGTGGCTCCGGTAGCGCCTGTGGGGCCTTGAGGGCCTTGCTCACCCTGCGGGCCGACCGGGCCGATGGGGCCTTGAGGGCCTTGCTCGCCTTTGAAGTCACCAGCGGCAATGCCGTCCTTGAGGGCTTGCAGACTGCCAGCGGCTTCCTGAGCGCTCTGGCCGGCACTGCCTGCACTGGTGGCGGCTTCACTGGCGGCGGTCTGAGCGGCTTCTGTAGAGGCTTCCACCTGCTGGAGAGCCTCGTCCCGGGCTGTGTCCACAACCTTCGTGGCGGCGGTCTGCTTGTCACCGATGGCTTTCAGCGCGTCCTCTTTGGCGGTGGTGGTGTCAGAGAGGGCTTTCCCGGCCTTTTTGGCAGATGCCTCAGATTGCTGCGCTGCCGTCTGTGCATCGGCCTTGGCCTGCTCTGCGGCGGTGGCATCGGCGTGGACGGCATCCACCAGCCGCTGCCATGCAGGGGTGCCCGGCTCCGGCTCGGTGCCGTCCTCTGTGCCGGAGTTGGCGCTGACACGATACCGCAGGTCTGCGCTGGTCATCACCTTTGCGCCGTCGCTGCCCTCAAAGGTGATGCACCCGCTTCCGGGCTGTGCGGTCACGCTGGCGGGCACGTCCACAGAGCCGTCAATCACCAGCGAGGATACCGGGTCTTTGCCGTCTGGGACGTGCCAGAACGCCCGGATAGCCAGCCCCTCCCACTCGCCGGAAGCGGTGACGGCAAGGCGGTACACACCCCGGTTCTTGGTGTAGCCGAGGGCCAGCGCGTATGCCCGCCCGGGCAGGCATACGCTGCCGCCGGATGTCAGCGTGATGGGGAACTCGATCATAAAGCAACACCTCCTTGGTGCGTCCTTTTCCGGCCCGGTCAGGCGCTGGTCTTTTCGGTCAGCATACCGGTCAGCTCGGCGTACTGTTCATCGGTCAACTTGGCGGCGGCGTAGAAGATATCCAACTTCTTTGCCATACCGGCGGTCTGGCCGCGCTCGATCATGCGTTTGCAAGTGTTATAAAGTGCCATAGTATTCCTTCCTTTCTGTTTATGCGCTTTCAGTTGTTTCGTCATCGGTCACGCCAAGCTCCAAAAGAGTCAGGCGATAGTCCTGGTCAACGTTCAGTGCGTCCGCGTCTGCCAGAGCAACCTGCAGTGCCGCCACCGTCTCCGGCAGCTTCTTCAGGGCTTCGGCCTTTTTGCGTTCTTCCTCCTGCGCGGCCAGCTCTTCGGCGGTATAGCGGATGTACTTCTGGATGGGCACTTTCTCCACCCATTCCTCCTGCGCCTGAACGCCGGGGCGGTCAACGACCTTCCGCACATCCCTGCCGCCGCCGGGATACTCGGTCACGGTCTCCCAGTGCCACTGCTCCTCCACGCCCTCTACGGCGGGGTGGGTGACTTCTTCGGTGCTTCCGGTCAGGTAGCCCAGCGTCAGATCGGGATTTTCCACGACCGCGCCGGTCTCGTCAAGAATTTTCATAAGTCAAAACCTCCTTTCTCAGGCCACGCGGCGCCAGATGTGCACATAGTAGGCGGCGGGCTGCACGGTGCTGCTGCGGCCATAAATGGCGTTGGACTTGGACGCGTCAAAAGATATATTGCCATAATTTCCGCTAGACCCGTTCTCGAGTGACCTGCCTATGCCTTTGACAGAAAACGCACCGCTGCCAGATGGATAAGCATAAAAGCTGCCCATTACATCAGATAACGTGCCCGTGATGTTGGGCAGACCGGCTTTCACTGTGGTGCCGGCCGCGTGGGTGCTGGATGCACCCATCAGCACCCGCTCGGAAGCGATCACCTCCCAGCTGCCGCCGAACAGTGCGGCGGGGCTGGTGGGGTCGGTGCTCTGGTAGATGCTGCCCACGGGGTAGTAGCCAAGCTTATCGGCGGCTTCCCCTTTCAGTGCGTCGATGACAGCTCGAAACTGCTGCACCAAAGTGCCGGTGGGGATGCCGGTCACGCCGTCCCGCATGACGCCGCAGACGGTCTCGTCCGCGCGGGTGTCGGTGATGTCGGCGGCGGTGACGGAAGTGCTGCCTGCGGGGCGTCTGATCTCGGCAAGGCAGAGGTCATAGACCAGCTCGGTGCGTGAAATTTCCGGGGCCGCAGGGGCAGCGGAGTCCGGCGTGCCGTCCAGCACCTGCAGGCTGGTCTTTTTGGCGGCGGCGTCGTAGCGCAGCACGATGCGGTCAATGCGGCTGCGCACAGGGTCCGCTTCGGTGAGCACCACGGTGGTGGGCTGCTCCATGATGATGCTGCGGCCCTTGAACCGCGCCGGGCGCACCCATGCCTGACCGGCGCTCACCTGTACGCTCAGGCCGCCCTGTGCTGTGACGGCAAAATCCTCCTCGGCGCTGTATACGCCGCTCAGGCGGGTGGCGAGGTAGCCCGAAGCGTCGTCGGCGTCGTAGGTGATGCCGTTTTCGGGGTAAGTGATAATATCGGCCATAAAGTCCTCCTTAGGTTTTGTGCCATGTGGGCGTGCCCAGCCGAATGGTGCGGGTGGTGCCGCTGTCCTCGCTCTGGGTGATGATGTCGGCTACCCGCACCATGGCGGTGTAGCCCAGCTGGGGCAGGCTTGCGCTCAGCACGTCGCCCACCTGCAGGGTGTCGTCGTCCACGTCAAACTCGATACTGCCGGTACGCAGCTGGGCCAGCAGCTTTTCGCCGCCCCGGTCAGCCAGCTTTTCCAGATAGCTCTGGCTGGTGCTGGTCTCGCCGTCCTCCGGCTGCACGTCCCGGGCGTCGATGTACATTTCCCGCCGATCAGCGCCGGTGGCGTTCACATCGCCCACCCAGACGGTGGCGCGCTCGTCACCTTCGCCAGCTCCCTGCACAAGGGCCACGTTGGCGTAATCGGTGTCGGCAAAGCTCCACCCGGCGTTGCGCAGGTTGCCCCACTGGGGGCTGTAGCGGCGGTTCGGGTCGAAGGTGGGCCGGAAGCACTCGAACAGCAGGCGCTTGCTGCTGCCCTTGCCGTCCAGCACGATGCGGAACCCCAGATCGCACGCCTGCCCGATGGTCTGGCAGTAGTCGAACACCGTGCCGCCGGAAGTCTGCTTGGCAAAGACCGTGTCAAAGCCGTACTCGGTGCCGAGGAAAAGCCGGGGCCACGGTTTTGCCGCTGCCACAAGGCTGCGCATGGCGGCTTCGGCGTTCTGGTTCTTAATGCTCACGGCGCTGACCCGCTTGGTCAGCAGCCACGTTGCCGGGTAGCCGGACACCACAAGGTTTGCGTCCTCGTTCTGGTTGGCGCGGGAGCAGATGCGCATGGGGATGCGGGGGTTCTCGTCGCTGCGCACCAGCCAACGGCCCTCCTGCAAAAGCTGCAGGTTCTCGGTGGTGGGGCGTACTTCCAGCGTGAAGCTGCCCTCGGAGTAATAGGGGCTGTCCCAGTAAAGGGAGACCCACACATCCACCCAGCCCACGCGGGCAAGGGTGTCTGCGTCTAAAACGTCCAGTCTCATAGCGGTTCGGGCAGGATGCCCGCCTCCATCGGGTAAAAGCTGACGGATGCCTGCAGGTAGCCCGCACCGCTGTCTGCCTGCATGGATAGCACGTTGTCGCCGGGCTGCAGCTCGGTGAGGGTGCTGTCCTCGTCCAGCTTTGCAAAGATGTTCTCGGTCACGCCTGCCCGGGTCAGGGTGCAGGCCAGCCGGTCGGAGGTGGAACGGTAAATGTCCAGTGTCTCATCCGGCTGCAGGGTCAGGTCAAAGCCGATGAAGGCCCCGGTCTGCAGATCCACCACCTTGGGATGTGTCACCGGCATGTCGCACCGCAGGGTGGCCGTGAAGGGCACCGGCAGGCTGCCCTCGTTGCGCAGCACCGCCGCCGTGCCGTCCCGCTTGATGCCGTAGATGTGGCTGTCGTAGCAGACCGGGAAGCAGAACGCCTTTTCGTACCCGCCCAGCACGCTGCTGACGGCGTTCAGATCGTACCAATAGGGTTTCTCGCTGTAGAGCATCAGCTCACAGCGCGGGTCCGGCGTGTAGCTGGAAAAATAGGGCAGCTTTTGCAGCACGAAGCGGGTGAAATAGTGGTCGCCAAAATAGAGGGTGCCTTTGGTGAAGTAGGGCAGCTTTTTGGTAAAAGCTCTTGCACGGGTCAACGCATCCCTGCCCCAGAACACGACCGACAGGGTGCGGGACACGCCGGAGACGCTCTGCCCCTCCACGGTGTCGCCAATCTGATTGACACCCTGCGCGGTCTGCAGGTCCACATCCACCCCGTTCAGCGGGTCGAGAAAGTAGGGGGCATCGTAGTCCCAGCCTAGATGCAGGACGGCACCGGCATCTGTCACGATCTTGAGATGATCTTTAAAGAGCACAGTGTCCTCCTTTCATCGTTTGCGGGCCTTGGCCTTGTCGGCTTCCCAGCGGGCTTCCCGCTGCTGTGCGGCGGCGGTGTCGTGGCCGTTGTAGAAGTTCTGGGTGATGTTGGTATCACCCTCGCGGTGGTAGCTGTTGGCAGCAGACACCACCTGTGCGGTGCCGGAAGCCGCCACGGTGGAGCCGAGGCGCATGTTGTCGGAAAGCACCAGCGCCCCCGCCTGCCGGATCATATCGGCAAGTGCAGAGTTGGTCTTTTCCAGCGCTTTTGTGTTGGCGGTGATGGCATCCTCCAAACTGCCGGTGCCGGTGGTGATGTCCACGCTGCCCATGCTGCCGGAGCCGGAGGACCCGCCCGAAGAGCCGCCGCCGGATACTCCGCTGCTTTTTTTACTGCCGCCCAGACGGGAACAGATGGCCGCAATGGCAATGCCCAGCGCAACGGCGGCTGCGGCCACCACAAGGCCCATCGGGATGCCAAAAACGGTAGCGCTCAGGGCGGCGGAGATGGCGGCCAGCAGGCCCTCAAAGGCTGCACCGACCGCGCCGATCAGGGAAGCGACGCCCGCAAAAATGGCGGGGAAGCTGGACAGCAGACCGCCGCTCAGGCCCTGACTGATGGCGAGGGCCGCAGTGCTCAGCGGCCCCTGCAGGCCCTGAAAGACCGACACGAGGGTGGAGCCGAGGCCCTGCGCCTGCTGCCAGACCTCAGAGAAGCCGCCGGTCAGACCGTTCACGATCTGCCCGCCCAGATCAATTGCACCCTGTACCAGCTGGTCGCGGGCCCCGCCCAGCGCCTTATTGAGCTTGCCCACGATGCCGAGGGCGAAGGACTGCACCTGCTGCTTCTGGTCGGCGGTCAGGCCGCTGTAGATGGTGCTTGCGACCCACTTGCCGATGCTCAGCCAGTCCTGATTCTTGACGGCGGTGTACAGGTCATCGAAGGTGCCCAGCACGCCGGTGTCTGCCTCGGTCTGCAGCTCCTTCCACAGGCCGTCGAAGGTGTCCGCGCTGGATTTTTTGATCTGCTCGGCCACCTGCACGGTGCCGTCAGCGGCGAGGGTCTTGACCCGCTCGATGGTCACGAGGGCACCGTCCACCACGTCGTCGTAGGTCTCGGTGATGACCTGCTTCTGGGTCTGGGTGCCGTCGGTCAGGGTCTCGGTGACGGTCTGGGTGGTGGTCTTGACCCCGTCTGCCAGCGTCTCGAAGGTTGAGGTGACCGTCTTGGCGGTCTCCCGCACCGTCTCCATGGTCTGCTTGATGGTCTTGGTGCCGTCCGCAGCAACCTCTGTGATGGTCTTGACATCTTTCAGCACGCCGTCCACCATCTGCCGGGAAGTCTCGGTGATGGTCTGTTTCTGCTGCTGTTTGCCGTTGGAAAGGGTCTCGTTGACCGTTTCCACCGTGCGGGTGATGCCGTCTTTCACGGTAGTGGTCGTGTCGGAGATGGACTTGACTACGGACGCGGTGACGGCTTTGGTGCTGGCGCTGGCCTTTTTGCCGGAGGTGCTGACGGCAGATGCGGCTTTGCCTGCGGACTGGGAGATGGTCTCGGCGGAGGCCTTGGCGGCAGCGGCTTCCTCCTGTGCCTGCTTCACGCGCTCGGCATGGAGCTTTCCGCGCTCCTGTGCGGCCTTATCCAGCTTGGAACGGTTATAGTTGTCCATGTAGCCGTTGTAGGCGGCATTGTAGGCGTCCTGTGCCGCACCGACACCGTTTTTCAGGTTTGCCAGTGCAGCCGCCGCGCCCCTGATTTTGGCGACCAGCTCATTGATCCAGTCCACCACCGTGCCGATGGCGTTCTGTGCGATCTTTTTCACAGACGCAAATGCGGAGTTGACGGCATTGCGGAAGGTCTCGCTGGTCTTGTAGGCCGTCACGAGGCCTGCCGCCAGAGCCGCCAGCGCCGCCACTACAAGACCGATGGGGTTCGCCTTGAGAACCGCGTTCAAACCTGCCTGCGCGACTGCAAGACCGGTCGCCCCGGCTTCGGCGGCTTTGTGAGCAGCGGTCATGGCCGTGGTCGCGGCTGTGTGGATCACCTCAACGGCAGTGGTGGCGGCGAGATATCCCTTGTAGGTCAGAAACGCCGTTCCGGCAGCGGCCACAACAGCCGTCGCAATGCCGATGGTCTCCTTGAGCCGGGCCATCTTCTCGTCGCTGTCGAGGAAGGAGACTGCCACCTCGTTCAGCTTGACCACCAGCTCACCCAGAGCCGCAAACAGGCCGCTGGTCAGCTCACCGGTCAGGGCGCTGACATTATCCTTCAGGGTGGACATGCGCCCGCTGAAGGTCTGGCTGGCTTCCAGCATACCGTTGTAGAACTGCCCGCCCTGACTGGTGGCGGCTTCCACCGCCGCTTCCAGCTCGCTGAAGCTGACCTTGCCATCCGAGATGCGCTTGTACAGGTCGGACATGCTCTCGCCGGTGGCGTCGCAGATCTGGTTCAGCGGGTTGAAACCCGCGTCGATCATCATGTTGACGTTTTCCAACGTGACCTTCTGGGCCGAGGACATCTTGCCGTAGGCGCGGGTCAGGGTCTGCAGCTTTTCGGCGTTGCCCAGCGAGATATCGCCCAGCCGCTGCAGCACGCCGGTGGTGTCGTCTGCCGCAATGCCGAACTGCAAAAGGGTCTGGGTGCCGCTGGTCAGGTCGTCCAGCGAGAAAGGCGTGGACGCCGCCATTTTGCGGATCTCGGAAAGCTTTGTGGCGGCGGCCTCCTCGCTGCCCAGCATGACCTTGAAGTTGGTCAGGTAGCTTTCCATGGTGGCGTTGTAATCCACGCCGCTCTTGACCACCTCGGCCAGCTTGGACGATGCCTGTTTTGCAAAGTCCGCGATCATCTGCCCGGCGGCTACCGTCCACTTGCTGGTGCTTTTTTCTGCCGGGTCGCTGTTCAGCTTTACTTCGCCGGTGATGCTGAAATCTGCCACTGTGTCCACCTCTCATTCGGAGCGCGGGCACAAGGGCACAGGCTGTTATAACTTGATCTCTATCTCCCGCTTACAGGCGGGATTTTTGCATTTGACCCACACACCGGCAGCTGTGGCGTGCGGCTCTGCCCACACCGGCAGCGCCCGGCCGCAGTAGGGGCAGGGCACCGGGGCGCGGCTAGTGCCGGAACCGCGCAAGGAACGCAGCGTCATGCTCTTCGACCGAAACGACACGGGCGGCACCCCCTCTCAGCTCCGGCGGCAGGGCAAAGCGCTCCTGCAGGTCGGCATAGTGGGCACGCATGGAGCCTTCGTATTCCGAAAGATCCATGGTGCGCCAGCTCATGATCTTTGCCATGAGGGTCTCCTCCGGCAGGGCGGCGAACAGCGCCCGGAACCGGAACCAGTGCAGCTTTTCCCGGGTCAAGTCGATGCCGTAGGCCTGCTGGAACGCCGCCACGATGTACCCCGCATCACACTGGTAGTCGAAGGCAAGACCGGAAGAGGGCGCGGTACTGCTTTCAGCTGCGGCACTTTCGGTTGCTTTTTCGCCCGCCTTATAAAACTCGATCATGTACCCATAGGCGTCGATGATCTTCTGAGGGTCATTCAGAAAACAGTGTGGGTCTTTGTAAAAACGCCAGAGGGCGCTGACCGCAAAACCGATGGGATCATCTCCTGTCTGGCCGCGCACATAGGCGTTGACCAGCCAGACCATGGGCCGGAAATCCGGGATGATCTCGTGTCCGTGCCACCGGGTGGGCAACTCGTCCAGCAGCAGGTCAGACATGGCGCTCGGATGCCAGCTGCAGAGCATACTCTGCCAGCTGCTGCATGGCATCGGGGTCGTCCCGCAGGGCATTCACAGCCTGCCGGGCATCGATCAGCTGCTCGGTTTTCTGCTTGGCAGATACCTGCGCATCCACCCGCTCCACCATCCGGGCGGCAGGCGGTGCGGGATAGCTCACGGGCGGCTTATGCCTGTTCTTTTTGGCCTGTGCCCGGCGCTGCTCCCGGTTCATGGGCTGGGCAGGCTTTGCGGCATAGCGCTGCTTCTCGGCGGCAAAGGCATTGCCCAGTTCCTCGATCACGTCATAGATGGGTGCCATGTAGTTTTCGTTAAGCCCCAGACGGTCGGACGCGCCTGCACCGAGGATCTCATCGATGCAGTCCATGGCAATGCGTGCCTGTGCACGTGCATGGTCGCCCAGACGGACGCCGCCGCGCCGGAACTGCTCCGACTCCTCGGCGCTCCGGCGCTGCATCCGCTCGTTGGCGTCCTCAAAGCGGTCGAGGTCGTTGGCGTTCATCAGGGAAAATTCAAATTCCTGTCCACAAATAACCATGTTCTGGCTCCTTTCAGTCGGGCCGTGTGCCGGATTTGCACCAGCTTCTTTTACTGTTTCACGGCATAGAAAATCCCCGTTCCGGTGCGGAGCGGGGACTGTGTTTGAAAAAAATCAGCCCTTGACGGCCTTGGCAGGCTCAGCGGACTGGGTGTCGGGGTTGTAGTCAAACTCGTCCGGCGTGCCGATGGCCTTCACGTCGCAGGCAAAGGTGGCCTTGGAACCGGCTGCACCGCCCACGTCGCTGGTGACGATGATGGCAGCGCTGCCTTTCTCGCCCTTGCCGGTGCGCAGGCTGAAATAGATGTAGGGCACAATGACATCGCTGCCGGTGCCGTATACGATCTTGTGGCTCAGCACAAAATCCTGAAAGGCATCGCCCACGCAGCGGTCGCCGTTGACGGTAAGGGTGCGCTGGGCGCCGGTTTTTTCGGTGACATTGCCGGTGCGGATGTACTGGGCATCCTCGGTGGTGGCGTTCAGGGAGCCGGAATGCTCCTTCACATGGTCGGCGCAGACGATCCACTGGCTTTCCTTGGTCTGGGTGCTCTCGATCTGGAACGCCAGCACAAAATCGTTCGCCGTCTCAATGCCGGTATACGACGCGCTGGGCGTGATGCCAGACTTGGTAATGGCTTCGGATACGGTCATATCAAAACTCCTTTCATTTTGGCTCATTTTGGCATGTAGTAGGTCAGGCGCATTTGCAGCTGCATCTTACAGCTGCCCGCGCTGTTTGTGACGATGTAGCCGCTGTTTGTCACGGCAATGCCGGTGGGGGTCTTGCCCCCGCCGCAGGCCGAGAGGTCGGGCAGGTTGTGTCTGGCGTCCTGCCGCATGACCCACTCGGTGAGCTGCTCGAAAAAGCCGCTGTTCTGGATGCTGACGGCATCCACCTCGCTGTACTCCCTGCGGCTGAGGAAGAGGTAGTTCTTCGCCATTTCCCAGCCGGAGATGTACTCGGTGAGGATGGGATCACCGGGGCTGTCCTCGATGGAAAAGGCGGTGGATTCTTCTTCCAGTCCAGCAATGCGGAAGGCCGCACCGGTGGCTTCCTGCTCGTCGGCGATCAGCGGGCAGGTCTTGAGCCATGCCCGCAGGGCGGCAATGGTGGGCTTTACGGTTTCGCTCATAAGTGACCCATCCCTCCCCAGAATGTGGTGACGGCCCTTGCGCCGTAGAGAGCAAGATGCTCACCGATATCTGCCAGTGCCCGCTGACCCCAGTAGGAGCCGCGCAGGCCGGTCTCGCCATGCAGGCAAGTGCCCTGCTCGTGCAGGTAATACTGCCTGCGGGCGTAGGGAGTGTCATAGACCAGCAAGCCCTCGTCGTACTTGCTGGCAAGATTGACGCTGTTCTTCAGCGTGCCGGTATCGAACGGCACATAGCTGTCAATCAGCTTGGCAGCTTCCTGTGCAAGGGCATATTGTGCCTTTTGCAGGGCGGCAGTCTTTTCGGCTCCAAAATCCGGCCGCCATTTCAACTCCATCTGCACGCCGTCTGTCCGGTATTTCCAACCATCAGGCGGCTCAAAAACTGGCTTCGTTGACGGCGCAGCGGGGCCAAAGGGAATAATCTCGCTCACAGTCTCAGCTCCCTTCCACGTGCCAGTGGGGCAGCAGCGGTTCCCGGTCGTCCGAGACAGCCGCTGCCGTACAGCACAGGTGCGTTTTTTCGAGTTTGGCGTACTCGGCTTCGGTCAAGGCAGGCACCGCGCCCTGCACCAGCTTCCAGCCGCGTTTCAGGGTCCAGTGCTTGGCCTTTTCCGCCGCAGACAGCGCCGCCCACTGAGCGTAGGGCAGATAGCCCATGGTGCACACGCTGGCCGGGATGCGGATGTGGGTGGTGCGCTCCGGGTCCTTGGCGGTGCCGGAGCCGGAGGTGGAGCGGCATTCCCGCCAGCTGCAAACCGGGAACACCCAGCACACCGGCCTGTCCGTCTCGGTGGTCACATCGTGGATGAGGTTTACCACAGTAACGGCAGTCTGCATCACGGAATCCCCCTGTACAGCAGATCGTGCGGGTCAGCACCGAGGGCGGTGCGGATGATCTCATAGGCTTCCTGCCGGGCGGCGGCGGTCACACTGGCATTGCTGCCAAAGGTGACGCTGTAGCCGTCGTTGGAGACGCTGGCAGCACCCGGCACAGCACCCGCCGCAGATGAAGCGGCCAGCAGGCCGACAATCTGGGCGCAGGCGTCCGCCAGCGCTTCCCGGCAGGCCTCGCACCCGGCGGCGTGGGGTTCTGCCCGGCCAAAGGTGGCGGCATCGATCATGCGGGAAGCCCGGCTGCACAGCACGCCGAACGCCGTTTCCGGCACCGTGCCGCCCGCCGCCGCATACTGGTCATAGGTGCAGTAGAGCATGGGGCAGACCTCCTCAGGCGTGGCTCTTGACGAGGACGGTCTGGGCCTTGGTGACCTTGTGGGCGTAGATCTTGCGGCCCTGCACAGCACAGGCACCGATGAAGGTGCCGCTGCCCTTCAGATCGTTCACGGCTACCGGCTCGCTCCACTCCTCGATGCGGGTGAACCAGTTGGGGTGGCCCGCGATAAAGTCCACCTTCTCGCCGAGGGTGGTATCCTCAAAGACGGTAAAGCCTGCCACGCGGCCCACCGCGCCGGTCTGCACCACGGCGTCGCCCAGAGCAGACGCCTTGATGAACTCCGGGCTCTTCAGCAGCAGGGCATAGGTCTCAGGGGAGACCAGCAGCCAACGGCCATCCGTAGGCACATGGGTCTCGGACAGCTTGGTGCGGGCGTCCACGATGGTGTCATAGATGTTGGCCTTGGTCAGGGCAGCAGTGCTGTCCATGGCGGTGCCGCCGGTTACCAGCTCGGCAGAAGCGTCGGTCTCCATCTGCAGGGCCAGCGAGTAACCGGCGCTGTCCAGACGGTCGGCCACCAGATGGCCGGGCACGCTCTCGGCGTCAAAGCCGTCGATCAGCTCGTTCACAGCCTTGTCCTTGTCGATGTTCACGGTCAGGAAGCTGGTGTCGCCGTGGGTCATAGCGGTGCCGGTCTTCTTGTTGTAGTCGGCCACCGTCACCTCGGTGTCGCGGACAGGCACCTTGACAGCACCGGCCTTGGGGCTGCCTTCGTAACGGTTGTTGCAGATGACGCCGACGCGCTTCACGATGGTGGCGCGCAGCTTTGCATCTACCAGCTCAGAATAACGCTCTCTTGCAATATGGGGCATGAAAAATCATCCTTTCCTTAAATTTTGATGTTGGGGTTCATGGCTTTGAAGGACGCTTCCACCGGGTCCACATCGTCCTCGCCGTGCATCGGGTCGCCGTGCTCAGCACCGGTGGAGTAGGTGCCCGCGTTCTTCTTTTCTCCGTCCTGCACATCGCCAAAGGCCCACGGATTCGCTTTGGCGGCATCGTCCAGCGCCTTGGCAATGTCGGTGCTGCGGTCGGCAGAGCCCTTCAGGGTGTCCAGATCCAGCAAAGCACGCACCGCCTTGACGCTGCGGCCCTTCTTGCTCATGATGGCGGCATTCAGGGCGTTATCGAAGGCAAAGCCCTCGGCCTGCGCCTTCATGTCGGCCTTCAGCTTGGTGACCTGCTCCTGCAGGCCTGCCACGTCCACGCCGTCAAAAGCTTTCAGGCCGTCCTGTGCGGTCTTGAGCTGGGCGTTTGCGTTGTCCAGCTGGGTCTGCAGGGCGGTGGCGGCAGACTTCTCCCGGTTGATGTCTGCGCCGTTCTCCTGCATGATCCAGTTCAGCTGTTCATCGGTGATGCCGGGGATCTTGTTCTTCACATCTTCACGCTTCATGGGTGGAAACTCCTTTCGTGTGTGAGACCTCAGTTTTTTACACTGTTCTCTGTCAGTATTCGGTCGTGGGCGGGGTACGCGCCGCCCGCCGCATGGTGCCGCTTGCGGGAGTTGAACCCGCCACCCCCGGATTAAAAGTCCGGTGCTCTGCCAACATGAGCTAAAACGGCATGAAAAAACCACTATGAAGCCTTTTTTCGGGGCACATAGTGGTTAAAATGGGGGATTTCCGTGAATGACTTTTACGGCTTTACCTCCACACTGGGCAGGATGTCAGTGTGGAAATAGAGCTTGTAGTGGTAGGGGTCGGTATGGGTGCCGGTGATGTCCTCTACCACATACATGGTGTAGTCGTTCAGGTAGATGTAGTTCTTGCGGTAGGAATCCGGGCCGACTTTCACCGTGCAGACCAGCTCATTGTTTGAGTTGTTGGAGATGGACATGTAGCCCTCGGCTTCCATGATCACCTTGTCGGTGCGGGCGTTGTAGACGGTGATCTTGCGCTCACTCTCGAAGTAATCTGCCTGCTTGGAGATGTTGTAGTTGGCCTTTTCGGCTTCGCTGGAACAGCCACACAGCAGAATGGATGCGGCCAGCGCAAGGGCGAGAAGAATCTTTTTCATGGTTCGTTCCTTTCTGTAAAAATGGGTAAAAGAAAACCACCGTCCGGGTGGATGGTGGTTAAGATTATTCGATGCCGGGCGGGAGCTTGCCAATCCCTTTCAATGCATCATAGGCACAGCGCGATGCAAGTTGCTCAGGCGGAACATCATTGTCGTATGCTTCACATTCTTCATCATACGAGTGGTCAATCGGATGTTTCAGCAATGTTTCTTGAAGCTCTTTAATTACTTCTGGTGTGAAATAATCACTCATAGAACCGGATGCCATATTTTTTCATCTCCTTGATTGAATCACGAATTATGGATTCGGCTTCCTGAAGCAGTTGTTCGTCGGGCAATTGTTCCTTTGGAATGTTACTCAATGCATTTACTTTTGTGAAAAGCCTGGAGGAAATAGCCTTGATGGTATTCGAATCATACTCTGACGTTTTCTCAATCGCGTAAATGTGCCCGTTATGACCAACTGCGGTCAGAAGTTTTATAGAATCGTCGTGTGCGAAGTTGTACAAATCGCCCTGCGAAAAAACACTGCAATCGGGATGGGTGTGAATGAAGATATGCGGAACCGCTGTTTTTGGAGGTTTCACGCTTCCGCCACGAGCGGGCCCGATGATATCCTTCGTCAGCGGCTTCATCTTGACGTCGAACACCCTGCCCACTTCAACATTTTCCGGCTGCTTGGAAGCAACCATGAGAAGTCGCTTGTGGGCGTTTTTCAGCTGTTGCTGCCCGGCGGCATCCAGTGTGTCACAGCTGAACGCCTTAACATTTGCGATTGACTGCATTGTAACAGGTTTTGCCTTTGTGTTCAAGCTGCTGTATGTAGAGGATGCCTTCCGTGCCTGTGCGCTTGCCCTGCTGCCCTCGCTCCGGCCGAACTTCGGCACGCTGACACGGGCGCTGTCCACACGGCCACCGGTGGCCTGTGCAAACTCTGCAAGGCTCTGGCGGGCCGCTTTCAGGCGCACAGCGGCGTCGGTGGGGTCCAGCCCGGCGGCGTCCTCGGCCAGATACCGCTTTTTCCAGCGGCGGACGTTCCGCTCCCGGGCACGCTGCATCTGGGATATCTCGTAGGCGGTGTACTTTTTGCCGTTCCACTCGATGTTCCGGGCGTTCAGCTCCCGCAGCTGTTCCTGTGTCCATTGGGGCGGGTCGCCCAGCTCCGGGAACACCGCGAAAAAGGTGTGGCTGCAGTTCCAGCCGCAAAGGCCTGCGCCGGTGCCGTAGCCGGTGGCGGCTTCAAAATCCGGGTAGTGTTTACCCTTGTAGTCCACCGCACCGCCCCGGTGGAAGCGCCTGCCTTGCCACGCGGCATGGGAAGGACGTGCACCGCCGTGGGCGGTCGTCTCCACAAATTCGCAGCCCATCTCGTCCATGCGGGCTTCTTGAAGCTTGCCGCAAGTCTGGTTCACACCGGTGAGCACGGCACGGCGGGCGGCCACCTCGATGCTGTCCTTGTGGCCGCTGGGATATGTGACCATGGGCATGTCGTCTGCAAGGCTGTCCACAGCCTGTTTGACGGCGGTTTTGTAGTCGAAGGCACCGGTGCTCACTTTGAGCCATGCAGCGTCCAGCGTGCGCTCAAAGGCCCCTGTGACGGTGTTTGCCGTGGTGGCGGTGAGGTTCTGCCATGTGCCGCAGGTCTGCCGCGCACCGGCGTCCAGCAGGTTGTTGAGGGCTGCACTTTCTTCAAAGGGCTGCGGCTCTTTGCCGTAGTGGTAATAGATGGTGTCCTCCCGCTCCATGGCTTCGGTGGCGGCCTGCAAAAGCAGCCTGCGGATGGCGGCCTCGCTCTTGCCGGTGTACTTCGCCAGCAGCTTCACCACGTCGTTGCGCAGCGCCTCGGTCTGCTGGTAGCGCCACAGCTGCCAGTTGGCGGTGGGGGTCACGGCGTCCATCTTGCCGATGCGCCGAGCAACGTCCTGTAAGATCTCGTCCTCGACTTGCTGCCAGAGCTGCACAAAGGCGTCCGGCATCTGGTCGAGGTAAGACGGCGGCAGCATCAGGCACCCCCGAAGGTGAGGGCTTCGTCAGTGTGGTTGTCCGCTTTGGCTTCCTCGGCCCATGCGTGGGCTTCCTTTTCGCTCAGGCCGTACCGGGCGGCGAGGTAGCGGCAGCGGGGCACAAGGCCCGCAATGGCGTCCTCCCGCAGCTGGTTTGTGCGTTCCTGCTCACTGACGATGTAACTGTCGTCCCAGTTGACGGAAATGCTGGTCTCCGGGTCCACCGGTGCGCCCAGCAGGTTCTTTGCCGCCCACAGGATGGCCCGCAGAATGCCGATCAGCGCCGTTTCAATGGGGATCTGGTTCTTGTTGGCACTCTGCACAAGGTCCTGCCGGCTGCCGGTGTACTCGGTGGCGGTGGCCACCTTGCCCAGCTCAAAACTGTACCGGTGACAGCCCAGACCGCACTTGAAGCTGAACAGATCCAGCATATCCTGCACGGCCCGGTGGTTGTCCTCGGTGCGCAGATCCGGGTTGTACTCGTGCCACTCCGGCGCGGCATCCAGACTGGCTTCCTTGCCGGGCAGCGAGAAGAACTGCTGTGCGCTCATGTCGTCGGGCGGGATGTAATGCGGCTGGCCATCGGCACCGATCACCACCTTGCACAGGCTGCGGTCGTAGAAGATCTTCTTGCCGCCAAGGTAAAGGTCCTGCCGGTAATTATCAAAGGCAAGGTCTACGCCCTGCGCGGCGTCCAGAGCTTCCGCGAACACGGCCATGCCCAGACCCGTACCGCCGTCGATGTTCTTCTCGGCGGCAGGGGAAAACAGGCTGAACCACGGCGGGGAGCCCTCCGGCTGCAATTCAGTCACCGTACCTACAGGCGCTTTGCGCGGCGTGAACACCGGTGCACCGTCCTGACCCTGACCGATCTCAAACCATTCGTTGATGATAGTGCGGCTGCCGTCCCTGACCGCGTGGGTCTGCAGATAGGCGCAGGGCCTGCCGTCTATCAGACATTCCGACACAAATGCGGCTTCGGTCACGACGCCGCGCTCCACGCTGATGGGCAGGATGCAGGATGCCGGGTCGTAGTCCAGTACGATGCGGGCATCCGGGTCTGCTTCCAGCTGGCCGTCTGTGCCCTTGATGCCCTCCACGCTCAGCACGAAAGCGCCGGTGCCGGACCAGTAGGCTTTCTCCACCAGCTTGTTGGCGTTCTCCCAGAAATGCAGTTGCCGCAAAAGACCGCCGGTCTGCTGTTCATCGCTGCCCAGCAGGTAGGCGGCAGTGGCTGCGTCGCCGATCTGGAAGGTGGTCTTGTCGTTGAGCAGCAGATTTGCCCAGTCCTCGCACACGCGCTTGGGCATCCGCAGGGACGCCCGGCGGCGCTTGTGTTCGCCGTCCTCCCGCGTGATCTTGATATTATGCACGCTAGGTACATAGCCCTGCCACCACTGCCGCCATTTTTCAATTTTGGCATAATAGGAGGCGTCGATCTGCAGGCGCTTGGTTTTGTTCAGGTATTCAATAAAAGCGGCAACGTTCATCTTGCAGTCAGTCTCCTGTAATCGCGTTCGATGGTGTACTCGAAGGCATCGAGGGTGTCAATGTCGGTGGTGCCGTCGTCCAGACGTTCATCCACGCCGGGGTGCTTCTGGCTCCACAGGGCGCTGGCAAGGGCGTCCCGCAGGGTGGCAGCTTCCGGCATATACCAAAAGCGCCCGCCGCCCATGAGGATGGACGTCAGGCGGATGCGGTCGATGATCTGGATCTTGGCACTGTTCTGCACCCGGTCGGCCAGCCAGGAAAGCGGGCAGGCCCGCAGCCGGGTGCGGATGTGGTTGATCAGCGTCTGTTCGGCGCTGTCGCAGAAAATATAGTGGATCTCGCCATACCGTGCGAACACGGCGGTGCAGAAATCGATGAGCTGCGCGGCGAGGTAGTCAGCGTCCTGATCCTTCGGGTCGATGCGGGCGGATGCCAGACCCACGACCCCCGCGTAGTAGGGCAGGATGCCGGTGGCCACGAATGCGTGCCGGGAGCCGTTGCCGCCAAAGTCCACCCCGATGTGGATGCGCCACGGGCGGCAGGGGTTGGCTGCGGGCCAGAGGAAACGCCCATCCCCGGCGGCAATGCTGTCCGCAAAGGGCCGGTAGATGATGCCGCCCGCTGCGGCCCACTGGCCGAGGATGAAGCGGTTATAGTAGACCGTGCCCGCGTACTCCTTTTTCAGCTGAGCCACGAACTCCGGCGGCAGAGTGGGGTTGTCGTCGATGGTGTAGGCCTGACAGTAGATGTCCGCGTCGCTGTCCAGAAACTGCTTGAACCAGTGCTGAGGATTATCCGGGTTGCAGGTGCCGTCAAAATGGCTGTGCGGACAGGACAGACGGCTTTTCAGCATCTGAAATACACCTTCGTCCCATGTGGTGATCTCGTCCCCATAGGCGTACTCGAAGGCCGCGCCCTGAATACGGGCAATGTGCTTTTTGTTATCGGCACCCAGCACGTACACCTTGCGGCCGAACAGCTGCACGATGTTGCCGGACGCCGAGGTGCGCACCACGCCCACAAGCTCCGGACCCCAGAGGGCCCGCATGGGCTCCAGCACGTTGCGCTCCAGCGTGCCGAGGGTGTTGCCCAGCATGACGCAAAGGCCCTCGTCCCGGGCCGCGCAGATGCGCTTGGGGATGGTAACAGCGCAGTCCAGATAGGTCTTGCCGGAGCGGGTAGCCCCAGTCTTGACGTTCCAGCGGTGGGAGCAATTGCGAAGGAACTCCTGCTGAAACTCAGTCAATGGCACTGTCCACACCTCCCAGCAGCTTGCGGGCAGCTTCCAGTGCATCGGCGGCGGGGTCCTCCTGCACGGTCTCCTCGCCCAGCATCTTCAGCAGCACCCCGGCGGCACGGGCATCACCGCGCTTCGCGGCTTCAGTAATGCCCATGACCACCGACATCTGATTGTCGATATCCTCATTGTCCACCTCATCCCGCAGCAGGGCATTCACCCGGCGGCGGTCGGTCTCCGGCAGGCTGAGATAGTAGTCGGCGGCTTCTTTCATGCTGCGCTTGCGGCGGCGGGCCGCACCGGATGCAATGCCGCCCTTCTGGGCGATCTGTCTCTGTTCGCTCTCCGTTCGTTCGTTGAACGGGATGAGATTTTCTTCGTTGGCCACGTCACCACCTCTCTTGCCGTAAAATCAAAAAGCCGCCCGGAAGATCCGAACGGCGGGATATAACAAAGAAACCCGGCTGATGCATTCAGGCTGTTGGTCGGGAAAGGTGATCCTCTGTGTCAGCCGGGCAGCACAAAGCCCGCAGGATCGAAGGGAGTAGACCTTTCCTGCGGGCTTCGGCATTTTAAATTTTAGCAGGGGTTGACAGTATTATCAAGTCCGGTTCGCTCCGGTTCAGTCCGGACTTTTGATATCCAGTCTTTTTATGGCCGCGCTGTGGCGCTGTAACATCTGGCTGCGGGAAATGCGGACGATGACCGCGATGTCCGGCCAGTCCTCCAGCAGGATGTACCGCCGGAACAGGATCATGAAATCCACCTCGTCGTCCAGCTGGCGGAACACCTCCATGATCTCGGCCCGGATGGCGTCGCACACGGCAGACTGCGCCTCAGCGGCCCGGCGGGCCTCGTCGATGCGTTCCACACTGCGGGGCAGAGCCTGTCCGTCGCCGCTGCCGCCCGGCACAGGGGAAAAGCGCTGGGTGGTGTGGGTGGCGTCGGTCTGCAGCGTGGCCAGCTCGTCCAGTTTGAGCAGCTCGAACCGCTTGGCCGTCCGGTACCGCCAGAGCCATGCCTTTTTCTCTTCGTAGGTCATTACAGTTCCTCCACCCGGACGAACACGCCGCAGGGGTCCGACCAGAATTTCTCCACGATCTCGCTGCACACCTGCGCGTCATCGGCCCAGAAGTGCAGGCGGGTCATTTCGTCCTTGAGGGCCTTTTCCAGATTGTCGGTGTCCGGCTTTGCGGTGCGCCAGCTGCCGCTTTTGCGGCCCTCGGCAGGGAAGCACCACTTGACCAGCAGCCGCACCGGACGGCCTGCGGGGATGGGCTTTTCCGGCGCGTGGGGTGCCAGATGGGCATGGAGCTTGGCACGGGTCTGTTTCAGTTCCGGGCTGTCGTGGAGCACGGCGTGCGGCTGCCCGCCCTTCATGTAGGCGTGCAGCTGCTTTGCGTTGTGGGTGGTGGTAGGCGGCTGCATGGGGAGAAAGAATTGCATGTACATGGGGTTCACCTCGTTTTTCTTTTTCAGGTTTTAGCGCCAACGTGATGGGGAGGGTTCCCCGAATGGATGGGGGCTGTGGTCGCCCCATCCTTCGGGAGACCCCATCACAATTGCAGTTGCAGTTTTAGCTATTATATATAGGCTATTTTGCACTGCAAAATCTGCAGTCATAGCGGCTATAACTGCAAAATTGCAGTTTTTCGTGTCGTGCAAAATAGCGGCTATTTCTGCATTTTTACAACAAATTGTAATTTGACTTATTACGGATTGTTTAACCTGCGCTGCCGGGCTCCTTGCGGCCCACTTTCTCGCCATCGATCCAGAAACGTCCGTCATCTTTCAGCCGCGTCTTGATGGTGCGGGGCTTCAGATCCATGTATTCAGCCAGCGCATAGACGGTAACTTCGCCATCCATCATGCAGGCTTCAAAGGCGGTGTCCAGTTCGGCCTTTTTGTCCTTGGTCACCTTGCCTTTATCGCCCCAGCGCTTGGCGGCACCGCGGCTGCCCAGCGTTTTGAAATCGCTGTCCGGCTGCAGGTCCTCCAGCAGGCCGGTGTCCGGCTTGTGCACGGGGTAGTCGAACCAGAGGTTCACCGGGTCGAAGCGGGCAAACTCGCGCAGGGTGCCCTCGATGCGCCATGCGGTCATGCCGTCGGCCTGCTTCTGGGCGGCGGCCACTTCGGCATCGATGGCCCGCAGGTCGGCCATGCCAAGGTGTTCTTTGGCAATGGCCAGCATCCGGCTGCGGCTCAGGGTATCGTCCGGGCCGTAGGCATCCCCATGGCCGCGCTTGTCCAGCATGGCCTTGATGACCCGGCAGGCGGCTTTGTTGTGGAGCTGTTCCCGGATGGCATCGGTGGGGGTGAGCTCGGTCATGTCCAGCATGGCATCCGGGTCGCGGGCGAACACGCCGGAGCCGCTGGCACGGTCCATGCTGCGCTTGCCGCCCTGCGCACCTTTTGAGTGGTGGTGGCAGTAGATCACGGCACAGTCCAGCGCACGGCACACAAGGTCGAACTGGTTGCAGAACTTTGCCATCTGGTCGGCACTGTTCTCGTCGCCGGTGATGACCTTATAAATGGGGTCGAGGATCACGGCGGTGTAGCCTTTTTTCTGGGCCCGGCGGATGAGCTTTGGGGCCAGCTTGTCCATGGGCACGGACGCGCCGCGCAGATTCCAGATGTCGATGTTCCGCAGGTTCTGCGGGGGCAGGCCGAGGGCGGTGTACACGTCCTTGAAGCGGTGCAGGCAGGAGGCCCGGTCCAGCTCCAGATTGATGTACAGTACCTTGCCCTGTGCGCAGGAGAACCGGCCCAGCCACGGCCTGCCTTCGGCAATGGCGATGCACAGCTCGATGAGGGCAAAGCTCTTGCCCGCCTTGCTGGGGCCTGCCAGCAGCATCTTGTGGCCCTTGCGCAGCACCCCGGTGATGAGGGCATCGGCCAGCGGGGGCAGGCTCTCCCAGTCGTCGGCCAGACTCTCGGTCTCGGGCAGCTCGTCGGTCTCCGCTTCCAGCCAGTCCCGCCACTCATCCCAGCAGGATTTCCCGATGTTCGTTTCCAGCAGGGTCTGCCGTTTGTCACCGCGCAGGATGCCGGGCATCCGGGAAAGGCGGGAAGGGTTGCGGTTCTGCTGGTCGAGGGTCAGACCATTCTTCTGGCAGGCGGCATAGAGGTAATCCACCCGTTTTCGGTATTCGGTGTAATCCGGGGCATCCACCTTGACGATGGCGTGGACGCTCTTGCCGCCGGAGTAGACCAGCGCGGCACAGGGCAGCTCCAGCTGCCGGATGATGGCCTGCTGCCTGCCCAGCTCCATGTTGTCGCACTCCACGAGGGCGTAGCGGAAGTCGGTCACGTTCTCGTTGCGGCGGCCTCCGCCGTCCATGGGGTTGAAGCAGATCCACGCACCGGCTTCGGGGTTGTAGTCGCCAAGGGCAGCACCGATATCATCGCCGTAATGATCCAGCTCCATGATGAGCTGCCCGGCGGTCAGCTGACAGGAGCAGCCGTTGGGGGCAAAACGCCCGTCCTCCTTCCGGTAGCTCTCGGTGACGTAGGCAACGTATTCCTCCGGTTCAAAAAGTGCCTGCAGATACCGCTTGATCTGCTCTGCCGGGTGCCACTCTGCGGGCAGATCCAGCTCGTGGGCTTCCACCCACCGGGGATCTACCACGCGGCCCTCGGTCTGGGCACCGGGCCCGGCAGAGAGCTCGTCGCCCCAGTCCAGCGCATGGCCCGCCGGGCCGCTCCACCCGTGGGAATAGGCCAGCTGGAAGATGCTGCTCTCGGTGACAGGCTTTGTGCTGCCGTGGAAACTCTCCCACTTTTTGGCGCACTCGCCCTTGTGATAGCGGCCCCCGTCCCGGGCGCTCCATGCTTCCCAGACGGTGACGGGCAGGCCGGAATCCTTCAGCGCCATGCCCACCATCGTCCATTCCTCATAGGTCAGGGAGGCCGGGGAGATGAAGTCCAATGCTTCTTTGAGTTCATTTTCATGTTCCATTCGCATCACCATCCAAAGCTGCTATCCGGAAAGGCCGGTTCTGCAGGCGGCGTGTAGGTGCTGGGGGTAACGCCCTTGGGCACGCCGCGCCAACCGCCCGCCGCAATGCGGTCGATCATGTGTTTGGCCTGCTCAAAGCTCCACCTGCCCACGTGCTGGAAGCCGTATTTTTCCAGACAGCGGATCTGCTTTGGGGTGGTGAGGCCTTCGTCCCGGCGCTTGTGCAGCCGGTCCAGCAAAAGGCTGGCCTTGCCTGCCGACTCCACGGCGTCCGGAAGGATGCCCAGCTTTTCCAGCGCGGTGGCCTGCTGTTCGGTGGGCGGGCCTGCTTCCCAGCCAAAGGCCGGCACATACCCGGCAAGGTCCTCGGCCTGAATGCTCATCTCGTACTGCAGCGGGTCCACCAGCTTGGCCTTTTTGCGGCGCTGCTCTTCCAGCTGCTTTGCAAGAGCTTCCTCCCGCTGGGTCACCACGTCCTCGCTGGCCTCGGCGGCGGCTTTCTCGATGTCCTGCGGGCAGCCGCTCTCGGCCAGATTTTCGGTCATCTGGCGGGCCACGGCGCGGTCCTCGCAGACCAGATCTGCCGGGCGGCAGAGCTCGTGCTTGTCGGTCATCCACAAAAAGTCGAGGAGCAGCAGGTCGGTCTTGCCCGGGGAGAGCCGGGTGCCGCGCCCCACCATCTGACTGTACAGGCTGCGCACCTTGGTGGGCCGCAGCACCACAACGCAGTCCACAGACGGGCAGTCCCAGCCCTCGGTGAGCAGCATGGAGTTGCACAGCACGTTGTACTTCCCGGCATCAAAGTCGGCCAAAACCTCGCGGCGGTCGGCGCTCTGGCCGTTGACCTCGGCGGCACAAAAGCCCTTGGCGTTCAGCAGGTCCCGGAACTTCTGGCTGGTTTTGATGAGGGGCAGGAATACGACTGTTTTGCGGTCCTTGCAGCGCTGGGCCATCTCGGCGGCAATCTGTTCCAGGTACGGGTCCAGCGCAGTGCCCAACTGTCCAAGTGAGTAATCGCCGCTGGTAAAACCAACATCGGTGATGTCCAGCTTCAGGGGAATGGTCTGGGCCATGATGCGGCACAGATAGCCCTCTTTGATGGCATCGGTCAGCTTATACTCAAAGGCAAGGCTGTCGAACACCTCGCCCAGATTGCGCATGTCGCCCCGGTCTGGGGTGGCGGTGACGCCCAGCACCTTGGCGCTGCCGAAGTAGTCGAGGATGCGGCGGTAGCCGTCGGTGATGGCGTGGTGGGCCTCGTCAATGATGATGGTGCCAAAGTAGTCCCGGGGAAAGCGTTCCAGCCGGGCGGTGCGCTGCAGGGTCTGCACGCTGCCCACCACCACCCGGAACCATGTATTCAGGCAGGTGGCGTCTGCCTTTTCCACGGCGCTGACAAGGCCGGTAGAGCGCTGCAGCTTGTCCGCTGCCTGTTCCAGCAGCTCGCCCCGGTGGGCCAGAATAAGCACCCGGTGTCCCGCCCGCACCTGATCGGCGGCCACGGACGCAAACACGATGGTCTTGCCGGTGCCGGTGGGCAGCACCAGCAGGGTGCGGGTGTGGCCGTTCTCCCACTCGGCGTGGATGCGTTCACGGGCCTGCTGCTGGTAGGGTCTCAGTTCCTGCCCCATCAGAACGCCCCCTGTGTCCAGCCCTGCGCGGGAGCGGCCTTAGGCTGGGGCGGCGGAAGAAAGCGGATGACTTCGTTGCTCTGGCCGGTCTTGCCCGCGTTGGGGCCGCTCTGCTTGGTGTACTCCCGGATGCCCAGACGGCACCAGCCCCGGGCACCCACCACTTCGTTCCAGCGGGGGCGGAAGGTCTCGCCGCGCTTGCACTGGCCGATGCTCTCGAAGAAAGCGCCCAGCAGGCCCTGCGTTTTGGTGTGCAGGTACAGGCGGTCGGTGACGGTGGTGTCGCCCTTGGCCCCGCCGAAGATCTTCAGGGTCAGCTTTGCCATGGAGCAGGGCGGGAGCTTGGCGCTGCCCTCAAAGCGGGCACGTTCCATGCCGGTGACCTCAAAGGCATAATCGCCCTCGGGCAGGAGCACGAACTCCTGCTGCTCGTTGGTAAATTCGTCGTCCCAGCTCAGGGCGCGGTCGGTGGTATTCATGTCGTTCATAATATATCTCCTTTATAATGATTCCTTGATTCTTGGCCCCCCCTTCGGGGGAGCTCCGGGGCTGCGCCGCCGCAGGGCGGACGGGCCCGGTGAGAGGGTCAAAACGGCAGGTCACGGCTGTCCAGCACCATCTGGAGCACCTGGGGCCATGCGGCCACCAGACAGCCCTCTACGAAATCGGCCGGATAGTCCCGGATGGGCATATCCTCGGGGAAATAGCCCCGCTTGCCCACCACCGCCTGCAGTTCCTCCGGGGTGACGTTGTTGGCGCTCATGAGCGGGGCCAGCTTTTCCGGCACGCCCAACGCAATCAGGTCGGGCACCAGCAGGGCTTTGGGCACCGTCTCGGCGGGCGGTTCCGGCTGCGGGGCGGGTGCGGGCAGGATGTCCTCTTCCGGCGCACTCTGGGGCTTCGGCTGGGAACGCGGCTGCGGTTCCGGCTGCGGTGCGGGCGCAGGTGTGGTGCCGGGGATGCAGGCGGCAATACCGGCATAATCAAAGGGTATTTCGTCCGGCAGGCCAAAGCGGTTCTTGGCGTCCCAGCAGGGGTGATGGGTGGTGTACATGACCCGGCGGCCGCCGGTGACCTTGTTTTTTGCGTTGGGGGCGCTGCCGCTCTTTTCCACTACGGTCTGGTAGTTGACGAAGAGCAGCATATCGCACCACTCCCGGATCAGCGGCTCCACCTGTTTGGTGGTCTTCATGGTCCAGCGGTCGTAGCTGCCCGCCGCGTCCGGCTGCTCGAACTTGGTGATAGCCGCGTGGGCAAGGATCAGAACGTTGTGCCCGGTGTTCAGCACCTCTTCCAGCGCGTCCAGCAGCTTGCCGAACTCCTCCTTCAGGTAGGTGTAGCCCTTGCCGTAGCCAAAGCCTTCCAGCCCGTCCACCTTGGCCTTTGCACAGACGGCATCAATGGCCAGCCGTTCGGCCCAGTCAGCGGTGTCGATGACCAGCGTGCCGCAGGGGATGCTGCCCTTGCGCACCTCGGCCACCTCGTCCAGCAGCATGGCCCAGCTGGTGGGCTGGGGCAGGCGCTTGACGTTCAGCCGCTTGGTGCCGCCCTCGGTGTCGATGAATACGGGGTCCGGAAAGTGAGAGGCAAAGGTGCTTTTGCCGATGCCCTCGGGGCCGTACAGCACGGTCTTGACCGGGGAATCCTGTACCCCGGCAGTGATGGCATACTTACTCATTTAAAACGCTCCTTTCGTCCAGCTTTTCTGCTGGGGCTTTTCGGTGACGGGCGGCAGGGAAGTTTCGGCATCCTTCACCATGCCGTCCTCAATGATGATCTGGCACTCGCAGCCGGTGGAGACCCGGGTGGCAATGGCCTGCAGGTGTTCTGCTTCCAGCCATGCGGAAAACTCCTGCAGGGTGGTCATGTCCATCTGTTCCAGCTTGTCCAGCAGCACAAAACCGCAGTCCGGGTTCAGGCGGCGGACGATGGCCGCGGCCACCCGCAGCTGGTCGCTGCCGGACATATCCCGCCAGTGCTTGCCTTTATAGGTAAGGGCGCCGTCCTCCACGCTCAGCTCCGGCAGGGGCAGGTCGGCACCGTTCAGCAGGGCCATGCGGTCGGCCCGTTTCCGGGTGATGGCTTCGGTGAGCTTGTCGTAATCGCTGGCATACCGGGCGGCTTCGTCCTCGGCCCGGGATTTTTCCAGATTGGCCCGCACCTTGCGGTTGGTCTCTTCGATGTCCCGGATGGAAGCTTCCAGTTCGGCGGTGGATTCGTCCTGAAGCTGCTCTGCCGTTTTGCTGGCATCCATGGCTTGCGTGAACAGCAGCGTGTGCTTCTTGCTCACTTCGTCCCGCTGGGCAGTCAGCTCGGCGATGCGTTCATCCAGACGGTGCATCTCGGCCATAGCTTCGTCCCTCTGACGGGCCAGTTCATGGAACTGCTGGCGCTTGCGCTGATTCTCGCCGTTGCGGGCCAGAATTTCCTGCTGCTGACGGATGAGGTCGGAGGCGCTGACCGGCTTCTCCGGTGCGTCCGGGTAGGAGATCAGCTCCTCGGCAAAGTGCTTTTTCTGCGCGGCCAGCTGGCCGGTGAAGGTGCGCTTGTCGTACAGGGCCTTGATCTCAAGATCCCGGGTGTGGAGTTCGGTGCCGATGCCGATGATCCGCAGCAGGATGTCCGCCTTTTCCTTGTCGGACGCTTCCATGAAGCGGGGCAGATCCAGCGCCAGCGGCTCGATAAAGGCGTTGAGCAGCTGCTGGCCGCTGCGGCGTCCGGTGGGGTCGGTGACGGTCAGGGTGCTGTTCTTGCCCTTGCGCTCCACCACCACGCCATTGGAGAGCCTGACCTTGAGGTGGGCGGGAGCCACGGCCCCGTCCCGCTGGGCGGCGTCCGGGCGGAATCTGTCGCCGCCGAGGGCCCACGCCAGCGCATCCAGCACGCTGGTCTTGCCCTGATTGTTGTTGCCGCCCACGATGGTGAGCCCGGTGGGCGACGGCGTGAGTGCAACGGCTTTGATGCGTTTGACGTTTTCGGCCTCTAAGGCCATGATCTTTACAGACATGCGGATACCTCCCCTTGAGCGGATGCGAGTGTGTGAACGAACTGGTTGATCGCGGTCTCCCGCTGGTCGTCCGGCAGTTTGCGGAACTGCATTTTGGCGGACTGAACGATGCTTGTGATGGAGCGCCCGGCCAGAATGATGCTGTCGTAGGCATCGCGGGCGTCCTGTTCGCTGCCGGAAGAGGCCTGTTCCAGCCGCGCCTGCAGGTCGGCGGTCATCTCGGCGGCAAGGTCGGTGGCGATATCATGGGCTCGCTGGTTTGCCCGGCGCTCCACTTCCTCCTCGTCCACCACGGCAGCGATGGGCTGCTTTTTCAGGGCCGCATTTTCTTCCTGCAACTTGTCGGCACGGAGCTTGGCCGCTTCGGCCACCTGCCGGGAGCCGGAAAGCTGGCCCTCGGCATTTTTGGCCCGGGCCTCGGCCTTGCTCTGCATCTTCCATGCTTCCTCTTCCCGGGCTTCGGCAGAGTCGGCGCGCTCTTTCAGCTGGGCGTTCTGCTCTTTCAGGCCGCTGATGTCGGCAAGAGCGGATTCGTAGCGGCTTTCTGCTTCTTCCCGCTTTTCTGCGTCCTTATGGGTCTGGGCTTCGGCGCTTTTCACCAGCTCCTTGAAATAGGCATTTTCCTTGCGGGCGTTCTGAGCGGACTTTTCGGCGGTGTCGGCACGGTCTTTCTCGGCCTTGAGCTGGGCCAGCAGCTCCTGCACCCGCTGGTTGTCTCCGGCGGCTGCGGTGAGCTGTTCGGCGCAGCCGGAGCGGGCGATCAGGTTCAGGTCCTTGCGAGAAAGTTCAGGGATTGAAGTTAATTGTTCAACAGTTGAACCTTTAAAACCTTCACCTGTTTGCAGCATATTCCAGACGCTGGATTTGCTCATGCCCTTGCTCTCATACCACTTTGTCCATGTACCGCCGCCATAGCGGCCAGCCTTGGCCGTCAGGGCGTGCATTTTGGCAACGTAGATGCAGGAAATGAGGTATTCATCCTGCGCGGTGCCGTAGTGCAGATCGAACTGCTGATCGGTCTCCACGGCCTGTTCGGACAGCTCGCCCAGAGCAGAAAAGTCAAAGCCGGATGTCGAAGGCATCGGCACAGAAGAACCTCCCGCCGATGCGGCAGGGACCGATTCGCAGTTCTGCAGGGATGTCGCGGGGGTCGATGCGCTTGCATCCGCCCCGCTCTCCGAGGTGGTCGGCGTTGCCGCTGTGGCAGTCGGGACAGCATTCTCTGCCGTAGTCACAGCAGCATCCGCATTCTGGGCAGGTGCACATGCGAAAACCTCCTTTGCTTTTTTAATGTCGGCAAGAATCTTTTCCATTTCCTGCTGCGGTGTCATGTCCTTGCGGCTGCCATTCGGGGTAAAAAACTGACCAAGCAACTCTCTTTTTGCGGCAACACCTTTCAGATTCTGAGCGCAGGTGATAGTCAGGCAGTAACGGCCATCAGATCCATAGTCCGATGCACGAATATCTTTGGAAAACGAGCCAAAAATCTCTCTGTCTGGATAAGTATCTTTGATCCATGCGGAGACCTGAGACAAAAAGTCGAAGTCCAAACTGTGCACTCGACAGGTGCATTTGTCCTTGATGGAGCCAGAGAATTCTGATGCATAAGTGAGAGTCTTGCTCATCCGACACTCATAGCCCCGAGTCTCCAGGGCGACAGTTTTAGCACTTTCATCCCATTGAAAGTTTCCGTATGGCATGGCGTAGGGGCATCCCCAGCACTCATGGCCGGGTGCATAGCCAGACAGACGGTTGCCAGTGGTACTGGTATCGGTGGATTTCTTCACTCGCCGTCCGCATTTGCAGATATAGGTAGTCATACCCTTACCTCCGTGTCCTTGAGGCGGTCCAGCAGCTCAGCCTGCACATCCTTGCTCATGGACTGGATGTTGTTGCCCTTCCAGCCGTAGCAGAGGATGGGCCTGTAAAGCTGACGGCCCCGGTACGTCCGGTTCAGCAGGCTGGCGGGCTGGATAGGGCCATCGTACCGGCCCACGAACAGCACCGCCGGGGTGCGGGGCAGCACGATCATCTCACTGCGGGTGCCCAGCCGTTTCTCAATGGCCCACAGGCTGTCCGGCAGGGTGGTGACCACGGGCTCTGCGCCCGGTTCGGCTAAAATACCTTTCATTTGTAAAATCCTTTCTGATGTGATATCATCAAGGGTGATGGGGCTTTCAAATTCCATCACCCTTTGGGCTCGTCGGTGTTGGCGCACCGGCGGGCTTTTTGTTTGCCTGCATTTTCAGCAGCATGTACTTGCCGTAGCTCAGACCGGCTTCTTCAGCTGCGCGGACCTCGGCGTGAAGGGCAAGGCTGCTGCGCTCGGCGGCAAGGCCCTGACGCCGGGCCTGCAGTTCTTCATTGCGCCGGCGATCCCATTCAAGGCTCTGAGCGTTGGCGTGCTTTTTGCCGCATTCAGGACAGCGCTGGGCAGAGCGTCCGACATTGCAGAGCACCTTGCCGCAGTCCACGCAGATGCGGGTGTAGGTCTTGAAGTCGCTCATGCTCAGCCTGCCTTCCTGCCGCTCTTCACGGTGTTGCGGGGCTGCCGGTGCACCTTGCGGCTCTCCTGCTGCTCCCGGTCATGGGCGGCAAAGCCCAGCCGGGCAAAGAACACCGCCAGCAGGATCAGCACCATGGCCGTGATGAACGCGCCGTCCGAAACGGTGCCGCCGGTCTGGAAGCTGCCCTCCAGCCCCATGCCGTACAGCAGGCCCACGGCCCCGCTGGCCACGGCCAGCCAGTACCATACGCCGGATTTGATTTTCATAAGGATATGCCCTCCAAATCAGCTAAAATATAGAGAAGGTTCTGCACATGATCGATTGCATCATCGGCCGCCTGAGCAGTTTTCTTTACGGCAGCCATCTGGTCGGGCGTCCCGCCATACTGAAGCGCAGAGTTTACAGCACTGGCATCATCAAGCGCTGAATGCGCCAAAATAGCGGCAGACCGCAGAACGTATTCACTTTCAGGCTTCATGCTCCTACCTCCTGAAGATAATCGTCTACAGGTGCACACACAGCACCATAAAAGGCGGCAACGGGGTTCCATGCACCGTCATGAAAAATCTGGATGTTCATGGGCTTGAATGCTGCAACCTCCGCGCCGGTCAGGTACTGGCCGGAATCGCGGCAGCTTTCCCACCGGAACCATGCGCAGGTCAGCAGCGGGGCTACGTATGCGCATCCAGTGGGCGCTGCGGCCCGCTCGGATGCAAGGGTGTAAGGTTTCATGCGGTCTTTTCCTCCTTTGCGATTGCCGGGAAGAAATACTCCCCGATTTCATTCTGCCGGATACCCAGCAGCTCACACATTGCAGAGATCTCCGTGCTTGTCCACGGATTGTGCCCGTGCATCCTGCCGCTCATGGTGTCCCGGCCAATGCCGATGTACTCGGCCACTTCCTGATCGCGGTAGCCGCAGCTGTGGAACCGTCCCCGCAGCTTCCAGTACGGGATCTGCTTGAAAGTGCCGCGAATGGTTGATGGGTTCAACATGGTGAATATGTACCTCCTTGTGGGTGGCTCCCTTCCCGTGCTATACTTGGGTGGAAGGGAGATGACAAAATATGACAGACTTTGACAAAATCGTACTATCAGACAATGACTTGCAGTATCTTGAATCGGCACGATACGGAGCCGTTCTGCGTTTACACCCAGTCGTTGCAGGACATTTGGTAAAACTCGGTTTTCTGGTGCCGTATGCGCTTTCAAAGTCAGATGACGAATTCGTGGTTACAGAAGATGGAATGCTTTATGCAGACTACATTGACAAGAAGAAAAATGCAGAACGCCTTTTGAAAGAAAAAGAAGATTCTCGCTACCGGCAAGAAAACTTCAGAGAGTGGACGGGCATCATTTTGTCAAATTTAATGGCCCTTGCGGCGCTCATTATCTCAGCCATATCGCTGTGGCTGCAATTACAGTCGTAACACCCCACAGAATGGCTGGCGTCCAATACAGCCACCAGGGCGGCCGATGGCTACGCATATAATGAATGATCCCCCAGCGTTCCTCTTCCGCAGGTTCGCTGGGCTTTTTGTTGTTGTCCAT